TCAGTATCTCTATCTTATATCAAGAGTAAGAGGCGCAAACTCTAATCCGAAGCAGATAAAATCCTCAACAAATCCGGGCGGTATCGGGCACATGTGGGTGAAGGCTCGCTTCGTTGACCCCGCGCCGCCAAATACTGTATTTACAGCATCGGACGGAAGCCGACGGGTATTTATTCCGTCAAAAATAGACGACAATCTGTTTCTCTGCGAGAGCGACCCCGACTACAAGAAAAGACTTCTCTCGCTTCCCGAGTCACAGAGGAAGGCTCTGCTTTACGGAGACTGGAATATTTTTGAGGGGCAGTACTTTTCCGAGTTTGATTACGAAAAGCACACCTGCAACCCCTTCCCTATTCCGAAGGAATGGCGCAAATACCGCACGATAGACTACGGACTCGACAGGCTGGCTTGTCTCTGGATAGCCATAGACAGCGACAAAAACGCTTATGTCTACCGAGAGCTGTGCGAAAGCAATCTGATGATAAGCGATGCCTCTAAGAAGATAATAGATGCCACCCCTGCAGACGAAAGCATTTATGCCACCTTAGCGCCGCCCGACCTATGGAGCAGAAGCCAGGAGAGCGGCAGAAGCAAGGCGCTCATCTTTTCGGAAAACGGTCTGTATTTTACAAGGACCTCGAATGACCGTGAAACAGGCTGGTTATCTGTAAAGGAGCTTCTGAAAAGCGACTGCGAGGGACATACGAGGTTGAAAATTTTCCGCAACTGCACCGAGATAATAAAATGCCTGCCGATGCTCCAGATAGACACGCAAAGACCGACTGACACGGCAAACGAGCCGCACGAAATAACACACGCTCCCGATGCGTTAAGAGGCTTCGCTATTTTCTATTCGAGACCGAACGAATCGGAGAATACTCTCACCCGAACGCTCTGGACTCCCGATATGTGGCAGGACTATTATGCGGCGAGCGAGGAAGAAAAAATTTATTTGAAAAAGAAATACGGAGAACCATTATGAAAACTGTAACGAACGAAAACAGGCTTGCCTATTTCGACGCTCTTTTTGAAAGCGCAAAAAACGCGAGCAGCTCTCTTATAGATGCACATGAGAAAAACATGGCGCAATACAGAGGAAGCGACACGATAGACGGCTCAAGCGAAAGGGCAAGCTGTATAAGAAACATAACCTACGAGCTTATAGAGGCTCAGGTCTCCTCACACATTCCCGCACCGAAGGTAGAGGCGAGGGAATACAGTGAGAAAAGGGACAGGAATGCGAAATCTGTAGAAAAGCTCTGCGCTCAGATGCACGATCTGCTCCCGTTTGAAAAAATGAACGATATGGACGAGCGGTATACCTATATATACGGCTCAAGCATATGGTTCGTTGAGTGGGATAACTCACTCGAAACTCATAACGAGAAGGGCGGTGTAAGAGTCTCTCTGATAAACCCCTGCGACTTTTTCCCTCAGCCAAACATTTGCAATATAGATGAAATGGAGTATTGCTTTGTACGCTTCCACACCACAAAAAGCGAGCTTATAAGAAGATACGGAATATCCGAAAGCGAAGCCGAAAAGGCGGAGACAGAGGATGAAAACGAGCTGAGCGCGGGAGAGGATACGGTAACGCTTATACATTGCTTCTACAGAAACGGTGAAAATGCCGTATGTGAGTTTGCCTGGTCGGGAGACGTTATCCTTCTTGACATTGAGGACTTTTACAGACGCAAGAAATACACCTGTAAAAAGTGCGGAAGGGAGAGAGGTCTCTGCGAATGCCCTCAGGGAATGTTCGTCTCAGAGAATATCGACTATGAGGAATTGGACGAGGATATAGTGCGCAGCGACGGAAGTATCATCTGCGCAAAAACTCCGAGAATGAACGCTATAGGCGAGCTTCTCACGAAAAACGGAATTCCCTGCAAGGAAAGCGAGCTTTCAAGGGTAGATATGCGGAAAACGAGACTCCCTTATTACATACCCAAGCACTTCCCTATTGTAATAAGAAAGAACACCTCAAAGGACGGCTCGGTATTCGGTCAGAGCGACTGCGAATTCATAAGACCCCAACAGCAGCAGATTAACAAGCTCGAAAGCCGAATAATGCAGAAGCTGCTCCGTGCGGGCATTACCCCCATTGTTCCCGAGGATGCGCAAATAGCGCTCAACAACAGCGTATTCGGACAGGTAGTGAAGCTGAAGCCGGGCGAAAGCGTGGGAATGTACGGCACAATAGACACGACGCCCTCAATATCTCAGGACGTCTTGCAATCCGACCGTCTCTATGAGCATGCCAAGAGAATTATAGGTATTTCTGACACCTATATAGGTCTGAGCGATGACTCAGCCGTCTCGGGCAAGGCTAAGCAATTACAGGTCGAGCAGGCGGCGGGCAGACTTGAATCCAAGAGACGAATGAAGCATTCCGCGTATGCGGATATAGACCGCCTCATATTCGAATACTGCCTCGCATATGCCGACGAGCCTAAAATGATAGCCTACAAGGATGCCTACGGAAGAACACATAATGCCGAATTCAACCGCTATGATTTTATAGAATTCAATACGAAAAACGGCAGCTACTACTATGATGACGGATATCTGTTCTCTATCGATATGAACGACAGCGTGGAGCAGCAGAGAGAGGTCCTTTGGGAGAAAAATTTAGAAAACCTCAAGGCAGGCACGCTCGGAGACCCCTCGGAAACAATTACGCTTCTGCGCTATTGGCAGAACCAGGAGAGAGCGCATTATCCGCACGCAAGAGAGAATGTGGAATATTTCCGCTCTCTGCTTGAAGAAAATCCGCATACAGACACAACAAACGAAAGCGAGGACGAAGCATGGCAAAAAAATCAAATGTGACACTGGAGGATTTTATAAATAAATACAATGCCTCCAGGAAAAAGAAGCAAAAGACCTATTCACAATGGTTGAACGAGCAGGGAGACTCAAGCGAAACAAATTATGCCGAAGCTATAAACGATGCTCAGAAGGAGTATGACCGCGCAAGAGCGGGATACGGAAAGACAGGCGAGGCATTATCCCGAAAGGGACTGAACGGAAGCGGCTATGCGTCTTATTTGGACTCCAACGCCTATTCCGAGCTTCAGAATTCCAAGCGTGAAGCGGAAAAGGAGCGAAATGCGGCGGCTCTGAGAAACAGAAGCGCATATGCGGAATATTTGGAGAAATCCGACTCGGCGCAAAACCGCCTTGCAAGCGACACGCTCTCCGACATCCACAGATACGGCACGGACGACTATGAGACCTCCTATAAGCTCGCTATAGCCGCAGGGCTTGACGAGGAGACAGCAAAATATATAGCTGACATCGGTATTGTGCTTAATGAAAAGGAAGAGGTGATAGAAGAGCCCGAGAAAACAACTGTTAGCGTAAGCACAAAACGTGTACTGTTAGAGGAGCTGCTGAAAAAGCGACTCGCAGGTGATAATGCGGTAGCATATCTTATGGCTTGCGGTATTGAAAAGGAAGAAGCAGAGCAGATGGCTGAGGTAGCAAAACAGGTAAATCTCAGTCAAAGCGGCTTCAGCTCGGGACTTTTCAGTTAAAGAGAGTTTGTACCCATTTCGTGTTGCATTTTTGCTACACTTAAAATGTAGCCGGAAAGGAGGATGCATTATGAAGGATTATAACAAGCAGAATAACCCTTATGCGACAAACAAGGGCGGAAAAATCAATTCCCCCAAGAGTCAGACAGACGAGCCTAAAGCCACTGTCACAAAAAAGCAAAACGACCTTCGCTCTAAATAATACGTGTGAAGGAAAATCTCGGAAAGGAAAAAATCAAAATGCAGGACAGCTATGAAACAATCCCCGCACAGGAAAGCGACGCTATTCCCTGCTCCGAAGAAGTAAACAACAGTTTACAAAACGGTGTAGAGGAAAGCAGATCGGAAGGCTCAGCCGCTCCCGAAAACGATGAGGAGGAAGCAATAAGCGAGCAGACCGAAAATAAATCGGATGAGGAAACAGATTATTCCCGTATTGCCGCAGAGGACTTAGCGGAAATAAAGCGACTCTTCCCCGAGTTTTCATCTCTTGAAAGCTTAAGAGATCTGGATAACGCTGTGAGGTTCGCCGAGCTGAGAGATGCGGGACTGTCGGTCAGCGAGGCGCTGGCGGCAACAAATATGGACCGAATGATTACTTCAATTGCTCAAAGAGTAGCGCGCTCGGACGGAAAGTCTCACTTAAGAAGCGCGGTACCAAACGCAAGCGCCGTGCAGAAAAACAGAATGAGCGCGGAGGAATTACATTCGGCAAGAGAGCTTTTCGGAAGCCTCAGCGACCGAGAGCTTGAGCGCCTTTACAAAAGGGCAACATCATAATAAAAGAAAGGAAATTCAATATGTTCAGACTTGTAAAAATTTTAAACGGAAGAACAAATCAGGGTGAGCCTATGGCTCTTCCCTCCACCGCAGGCGAAAGCTATCTCTGCGGCGAGGCACTTACCTTGAGCGCGGGCAAGCTCACAAAATGCGCGGCAAGCGTAAAGCCCGATTTTATATCCTGCGAGGACTACACAGCTCCCGCGAGCGAAAACCGCGCTATTATGGCAGAGCCTGTATCTGCCGAAATGATCTTTGAAGTACCCGTTACCGCCTCACCTTCGGCACTTGTACCGGGCAGCAAGGTAACTCTGCATACCGATGCCGTGAGCGTAACCGCTACCACCTCAAACGGAGTGGCAACCGTCACAGACCTCTGCGGCGCAGCTTCGGCGGGCGACAAGATACAGGTATGCTTTAAATAATTGTAAAAGAAAGGAAAACTAAAAATGGCAATTGTATATTCTAAAAGCAGCGGCTTGAACAATGCCCAGATAGGCAAGCTTGAAACACCGCTCAAGATGGTCATAGAGCATGAAAGCGACCTTCAGACTAAGAAGGGCGGTATATGCGACTGGCTTTTCAATATTGAAAAGTCCAATTTTACTTTATTGAAACGAAAAAAACACACTTAAATGAAAATAGCCTACCTTGTGAAACAAATATTTATATCAAATAATGAAAGTATAAATCAAACAAAGAGGATAAAATGAAAAAATCAATTTTTACAAAAATAGCAATAACCACATTGATGTTATCTTGTTTGCTATGTTTTTCCTGTAATTTAAAAAAAGTTCCAGAAAAAGAAGGCTGGACTTTAGTTTGGAATGATGAGTTTAACGGAAAAAAACTAGATACAACTAAATGGGATTTTCAAATTGGAACCGGTAGCCAATACGGATTAAATGGCTGGGGAAATGATGAAGCTCAATATTACACTCCAGAAAACGTATCTGTAGAAGATGGATATTTAGTAATTGAAGCAAGAAAAGAAGACAAAGAAGGAATGAAATATACTTCAGGTCGTATTCGCACAATGACCCAAGATGGAAAACCTTTGTTCACCACAACCTACGGACGTATTGAAGCTAACATGTCTTTACCAAAAGGAAACGG